GACTCCTCTTCGAAGATTTCAGCATGCTCGTTCTCGTAACGATCATATTCCAGCCCGAACAGTGCATTCAGGCCGGGTTCTAGCTCTTTCGCAAGCTGTGCGCGAGAAATAGCCATTTAATTAACCCTCCTAAATGCCGGTCGAGTCAGCGGTGGTCTGGGAATCAAACCGTCGCGTACCCGAGTTAAAGTGAGCATTCAGTCGAACAATCAAGGGAATACCCGCTGCGGTGTAATCGCTGTTAGCAGCATCATCTACGATACCAACGATACGAAGCGGCAGAGTAGCCGTGGTTGCAACCGACGAAACACTAAGAGCGCCACTGGCGACACCCGTTGACGAACTGCCAGATTGAGCAGAAGTACCGAGCGAAGCGTTGGCGAACACGGTCGCCAGAGCCGTTGCACGGTCTGTCAAAGATGCGTCAGAAGCGACCTTGAAGAGCTGGTTGGGGTTGTCAGCAACAAACGCCTTCACCGGATAGTTGGTGTCAACACTCACGCTGCCAGAGCCCGGCCAGTAGTTAATAAAGACCGGTTTTTTTTGAACCGAATCTTGATATTCAACGCCCATCAGGACACCAAGCGCTTGGGTAGTACCACCGGCAGTGTCGCCGGCCTGGTCGATAACGCCCGCAGCGAGCGGAACGACAATCGAGTACTGGTAAATCGCATTAGTGTTGTCAGAAGCGATCTCATACTGGGTTACCCCAGTTGAGTTAGCACCGCTACCAACGAGCCCGATAGGACGAAGACCGTAGGCAGTTTCTTGGTTTGCCATTTTAGGTTTCTCCTATTAGGGCAGCCCTATTTTCGTGGGCCACCGAAGGTTACACGAGATTGACGATCAGGTCTGTTGATCGTCATTGTTGAGTGTGCATTCTCGCGCATCATGTCATGATCAACGGCCTGCATCTGGTCCATACTCCTCTGCTGGAAGTATGCGGTCCGTTCCGCAACCGTCTCGTCAGGAATGCGAGCGAGAAGCAATCCGCCAACGCCAAAGACACCTTCGTATTTACCTGATTCGATTACCGGGGCCTCAAAGTCCGGGTATTCGTCCTTACGGACAAGTTCCCAGCCTTCGCGCATCTTGGCGCTTACGTTTTTCGTATCGTCAAACCCGCGCGTTTCAGCACGAATCCAGCGATGCTTAAAACCGTCCGGTGCAGGCGGTGCTTCTAGCATTGATGGGGGAGCCCACGGCTTACGCACAGCCGTCTTCTCCCGGGTTTTGTTGGCGCGAGAAGTCCTATTGATGGGCGCTTCCATCTGGTTGTTTGATTCGCTCATCTCTATTACTCCTTCACGTATTTCGCATATTCTTCAAGCGGCACACCCAATTTTTTCGCTATTGCGACTTGGCTCGGGGTGAGACGAACCTTCTTCCCACTGCGCCCAGAAGTAGTCCTCGTTGCTCCAGCAACCGTCTGAGCGGGTCGTCTGCTGGCGTTACTTGCACCGTTTCCGAACTTGTCAGAAATACGGCGATCAAGTTCAGTATAGTAGTCATCGCTCTGCGGGTCAAACCCCTCGTCTTCCACCAGAACTTTGTGGATCCCAAAGGCCGCATAAGTCATGGCTTCATCCTGACCAAACCAACTGTTCCGCAGAGCCCACTGCTCGGCTTTCGGTTCGGGCCGCTTGGGGGTCTGAGCTGGCATCGGATTACGTGCTGCGTAAATCTGCGCCGCCTCCTCCTGCTGACGCGCCCGCTCCTGCTGGGTTTTTGCCTGATCGGCACGGTCCGCCTGAATCGCCAAGGCCGTCAGCTTGCGCTGGGCCTGTACCGTGGCCTCCGAGTCACCGATCTCAATGGCATGAGCCAGTTCCCTCTCGGCCTGCTGCATCTGGGAGGATACACGGTTCGTGTATTCGGCCACATAGTTGTTATCGAGGGCGTTCATGCGGCTTTTTAGCTGAGTCGCCTCGTTCTGGACGGCCTGGGCGTAGCGAATAGCCTCCTGCTCGCGCCGTTCCGCCTCCCGCATCTTCTTCGTCAGGCGGTCTATGCGCTTCTGGGTGGAGGTTTCAGCTCTCTGGAACTGGTCATCAGCCCCATCATCCTGGATTGAACCAGTCTCGGGAGATGCGGCCGACTCAATGTCTACCTCGGCGTCGGGCCCGTCTGTATTAATGTCTACCTCGGCGGCAGGCCCGTCTGTATCAATGTCTATATCAATCTTGGAAGTATTCTCTTCAGCCATTTTCTGCTCCTAGAGGTAATGGATGTCTTCGGGATCAAGGATTGTGGCCAGAATCTCATCGTCGTTGAGAATCCTGACCTCACCGCCGTCGATCTGGAACCGGGAACCAGCATAACGGGCGAACATTACCCACTGTTTCTCTGCGCACCACGGTCCTGACGGGAATTTCTCCGGGTCTTTGTAGGCCAAGGGGCCAACCTTCAAGACATACCCCACCTGAGTGGAGATCTGAGCCCGATCTTGGGTTTCAGGTGGGAGATAAATACCCCCTTCCGTCTTTCCTTTTCCTTGATATGGAAGAATGAGGATGCGCCAACCTGTTGGTTCCGGCATCCTGTCTAGGAGACTTTTCCCGATCATATCGGGGTTCAGCCTAGGTGTCTCGGTGTATACGTCTTCGAGAGATTGCTCTCCCATTTTCTTAGTGATCTTCTCGGCGGCTTTGCCGATTTCCGATAGATCAATATCTTCTTTAGCCATCTGTTCGCTCCTGTTTTTCCAGCAGGCCCTTGAGTTCCTGTTCCACGTGATTTATGGACTCCAAATTGCCCATGAGCTCACGGTAATGCTCCATAGACTTCACGTTGCCGTACAACATGAGGTCCGCTATGCCCTGCCGCCTTTCTCTCAAAATATTAAAGACGGCCTCGGCTATAAAAAGCTGATCCATGCTTCTCCCGCATATTATCGAACAATTTACGATAATATCTTAGCACGGGCGGCGTCAAATAGATAGGGGTCTCATCAATTTAATTCGAAATGTGGAGCATCTATGAACGGACGCTTCCCCTCTGATCGACGAAGGTCGATGTACTCGTTCATAAGTTCTTCCGATGTCCCCGGAAAGTCGGTCAGATTGCGGTGCCACGCGGCACCCCAACGAAGGGTTATGCCAAACTCTAGCGCTGAAGCTTTCATGGCGTCGGCGATATCACCATAAAGAGCCAGTTCCCAAGACACCTGTGGACCGATATAAGCAACAAGATCGACTGCCAAGCCTAAAACATGCTTTCCGCCCTCTTTAATCTGGCTGGCGCCCTTTTCGTACAATTCCAACTGACGTTCCGGAGTTCTCAAGCCTTCTGTAACTCCGAAATCCACCTTCGTGATATTGATGGCTTCTTTAACGCAAACAGCAAGGCTGTCCTCGACCTTGATTAACTTATCTTTGCTGCGTGTAGATAAGAAAAAACTCATGATTCATCCTCTTCAAGGGGAGGAACGATATGAACCTCGCCCGTGTCAATGTTAACATATGCTATTCTGACGTTAAGGAGTCGCTGAGTAACAGACAAGGGCCGGTGTATCCGGTGTGGTTTCTTTCTGTCTTTGGACGTCCGGGACGCATCTTGTTTGGCATCTAAGAAATAAAACTGCCCTTCGTCATTATAAGCAACAACATCGACCGGGCCGTGCCCGGCCATGGGCCGACAGACATAGAACCCCTTTCGAAGCAACCACTCCGTCAATATCGTTTCACATATTTGACCGTTTTGCTGTCTAAAATCGGGCAAGACAACGCCCCGAAAGTCTTCCTATGAGGAGACTTTCCGGACCTTCTCGAAGCTTCGATATGCGCCCAAGCCCAACATCCCAAAAAGAACAGTCATGAGCTGATCCATGTCGAACGTCGGAAGCGGCGCATACGCCACATTGAACATTGTCAGAAAGAATATCGCAACTGGCTGTCCCAAAAAGTGCCAGAACAAGGCCAAGCCACATGACCAGCCGACGAAAGGGCGCCACCCCCCACGGAACCAGCCCCCCGCGGCCTCGACCTTATTCACCTCGATCTGAGCCAACGCAATTTCGTGCGCTTGTTTTTCCGCCATCGTGGCAATTTCATGGGCCAGACGCTGCTTCTCCCCTGCGTCGGGGATAAACTTATCAAGAAGTGTTGTCACCGGTCCGATAAGAGCTTGTATCACAATACCTCCTTTTTCGGTTTTTACCGATTTGCCAATCTGTGGGAAAATACCCCTAGAACAACTGAAAAACAGAACCGTCGGTTGAATCTACGGCCCAATACGTTACCACCCCGGTTCTGTCGTTCGAATAGGTGTAGATGTACAGGGCGTTATAAGGTTCAGGCCCGAGTGGTTTCCGGAAAGTCACGGAAACCCAGTCCTTACTTTGGTTGGCGTCGTAGAGATATACCGTAGAATCTTCCTGAGAAATCTTCGCGGGAGAGCGAATCGGTAAACAATCCATATATGGACTATCTATAACCTGCACAACAGTGTCGCCGCGACTGTCGCAAGTGACAACAATGCTGGTATTTCCATCCCCGTGGAATACGGCCCGCATGACTTCAAGAGAGGCCGGGCTTTCCGCAACAAACAAGTATGAAGTCGCTTCTGTCTTTTTGGCCGCTTCCCAGCAGGCCCGAACCATTTCGTTAAAATTCATTCTAGAAAACTCCCTTGAAACGCTGAGGACGCGCAATGGGACTATACCCGCGAACAACTCCGCCCTTTGCAGCCTTCATTACCTTCTTTGACTTCTTCTTAGACTTACCGGAACTAGACAAAGCAATAGCAACCGCCTGCTTCTGAGGATAGCCCTCATCCACAAGTTTGCTAATGTTTGAGCTGACCGTCTTCTTGCTACTACCTTTTTTCAAAGGCATCTTAGCAGCCCATAAAATCTTTGCCCTTGATGGCCGCACCAGTACCACGCATCTTCATCTTACGGAAAGTGGTGCCCGCCATCGGCGCATCGGCCGTCTTACCGTAGGGAACCCGGCCCTGGCCCTTGATGTCAGCGTAGTCAACCGCCTTCTGCGCCGGGCCCGGCTTGTTCGTTACAATCTTAACTGCACCCATAATTTTCTCCTATGTAGGTCGTTTAAAAGGGTTTTTAACTTGCGCCAACGCTTCTGCGGGCGTTCGTTTCTGGATAGTTAATAGCCTTGTCAATCATCGGTCGCACCCCGCTGCTTGAGTAATTCACGTTCCATCGCAGACTGAATACGAGCCTGCGTCTGGCGCTCCTGAGACGCAAGCCGTTCTTGGAACTGCTGCGCCCGCGTAGCCTGGTTCTGAGAATCCAAGGCGAGCTTGGTTTGGTCGATCTGGTTATCCGCCGCGTCGGCCTGCGCCTTCTGCTGAAGCTCGGCCTCTTTAAGCTCTACCAGCGGATCGGGAGCTCCGGCGCCAGACAACTGGGCGGAAAGCTCTTTAAGCTGCTGCATGCCCTCGGCGATAAACTGAGCAGTAAGCTGCTCGATCTGAAGCATCTGCTCCTCGTCGGCAGCCTGGCCGCCCTGCTGCTGGACCTGTTGCAGATAAGTAACGGCTGCCTGTTCCTGCGCGGCGATCCTGACGTGCTCCATAACGTGCTTCTGCAATTCCATCGCAACGGGCGGAAGCGCAGACACCATCGGCGTCGAACCAAAAATCATATGCGCCATAATATGCGCTTGATGATTCTGGCCCTCAAAAGCCTTCAACCGCAGCATATCCAGAGCGTTGACGTTCTCCTGAGCCGGATCAATCGGCAGCGGGTCCTCGGCCGGGACCGTCTTCATAATCCGGTCTACATCCGTGACGCCGAGCGCCTCGTACATGTCACGGAAAACCTCGTGCATGTTGTGCAGTTCCGGAGCCTGAGCAGCAAGCTGGAGCTTCGTCTGCGCCTGCAAGATGCGCTGGGCCTGACTAAACACATTCGGGTTGCTGACCGGGATCACGTCCACACGGTCGTCAAAGTCCTCCCGCATGATCTTCTGGTCGCCGCCCGCAATAGAGTACGGATACTCCTGCGGCAGAGACTCGCTCATCACACGAGCCAAAATCTTGAACTCGTGCCGCATAGCGTAGTGCAAGCGCTTATGCACGGCGCTCATGACCCGCGAACCTTGCTCGATCATAGCAATCGTCGTACCGACAGCCGCCTGATCGTTACCGTCTCCAACCTTCAGGTCGGTGATCGTCGCGAACCTCTGCGCCGCCTGAACCACAAAACCAAGTAGGTTGAACAGGGTCTGGTCAGGACCCTTGAACGGCAGCGGCATAAGGCTGTCACGAATAGCCCCTCCGGGAGCGTCCACGTCGCGGAACTCACCGGGCTGAAGCGGGTCATTGTCGTCCCGGATACGCAGGCCGCGGGCCTTGAAGCCCGCAGGTAGATTGGACAGCGTACCGGCGTCAATAAGCTGTCTCAGTGCCGCCGTGGCGGTCCGTGACAGACCACCAATGGTGTGAATCAGACCAAGGCCGTAGAAGCCAAAGCCGGGAAGGAACTTAAAATGCGTGAAATACGCAATCTTACGCTTCTTCTTGTCGTCCTCGCGGTAATTGCGCCTGATCGCCAAAATCTGGCCGTTATCCTGCGAAATCGTCACGATATACGGGATTTTGATCCCCGTCGGCTCGCCATCCTCGTCAGTATCTTCGTACCCCTCAAGGTCCAAATCCACATGGCACTCAAGGATAGTGCAGTCGTAATCGACCTGCGACGGCTCAAAACCCTCGATCCGGTCCATTTCTTCCTTCAGGCTACTCATCTCGGCTTGTGCCGGGATGACCTCGACATCGCGATAGAACCCAGCGACCTGATTCTTCCGCAGATCGTTGAGCGACATGCGAACAACCTGCGTGATATTCGGGCAGTTATCTAGATCCGCCGTCTCATACGGCACGACAAGGTTCTCGGCCGGAACAAACCGCGACACCGCCCGGCCCAAGGTCTCGTCATAGTACGTCTTCTTAAACGTCGAACCGGCCAGCGGCAGATAAAACAGCATCTGGTCCATGTCCGGCGTGTATTCTTCCATCACATTCGTGACGTAGTAATTCATGAACTGCTTAACGCGGTGCGCCTGCTCAACCTTCGCCCGCGTCTCCTTGCCCATAACAACAGTCCGGACAGGACCCGACGGCGGCAGAAGCTCATTGAAAGCCTGCGCCTGAAACTGCGTCGCCGCTTCCGCCAAAAGCGGGTGCGTCACACCAGAAGCCCCGCGGAAAGGCTGCGTCCGCTCCTCGTATGAAAAACCAAGAAGCTCTAGACCGTTCGAGTAAGTCTCTTCCCACTCCTGGCGGCTCGCCTTATTGGCGTCAAACTCGCCCAGTAGCTCGCTCGAAATACGACCGAGCTCGCGATCCGGCATCTCTTCCGCCAAATTGGCGTAAAAGTCTTCGTCCTTCCCGCGCTGGTCCTGCGGGTCAAAATCAACCGTCACGCCGCCATCTTCGTCCGGCGTGATCTCAATCTCCCCGACATCCTCGACGTCAATCATTGCCAGAACCCGGTTCTGCGAGTCAGGAAGCTCAAGCTCCACCTCGGCCGCAAGATCCTCTTCGTCAAGCTGGGAAGGGACCACCGTGTCCATCAAGCCCCCAATAGGTGCTCTCGCCATACTCTATCCTCCTCAATCACCCGGATATCGCTGGCGCGAAAATCCAAGAACCGGACGCATTGTCTCAAAGTACCCGCGCTCATTCCGCGGGAAATAAAGATCGGGGCCCCCCTCGGGACTCCTAAAGTTCCGCGGGGCGCGGGCCATCTCCGAAGGAGGCGTCATCTGCTTCTCAGGGGTCCGCCCCATGATCCTGTCCAACTGGCTAAACACCTTACGATCCACCATCCGCGTCAGCGTAACAAAATCCGCATTAATACCAGCCTTCTTAAAAATCTGGATACCAACCGCATTGTTCCGCGTATCCATCTCACGATCCCTTAAACTAGAACCACCAACCGGGAAAGGCGCGAACGTGTCAACAAACTCCGCGACATCCCCAGCAAGTTCCGCGGTCCGCGGACCGTATTTACTAGCCACATCCGCCGAACCAAGCATATGCGCCCGCGCATCCTCTAGCTCAGGATACGACGGAAAATCATAACGGCCCTCGGGCCGCGCATAACGCTCCGCCTCAGTATACCGCTTTCTGTCCGTCGGGATAACATTTTTGCCAAGCTCAGGATCGTAAACAGACGGATAACCATAATCCGTAATCAACTGATCCATGAACGTAGGACCCGAGCCATAAATCGCTTCCGAACGCGAACCCCCAGAACGACCAGACTCGCGCAAACCCTCCGTGCTATAAGAACCCGTCAGGCGGTCCCACAGCAACGATCCAATGCCTTCCTCTTGGTCCTCGCGCCGCGATTTGTAGACATCGGCCATGACAAGCTCAGCAGAAGGACCGGGGCTCACGGCCATCGGGTCAGGAATATCCATCTCGTAAGGAGCAGCGCCGCCTTCTTCGAAGACAAAAACGTCGCGTGACGAAACACTAAAACCAGTCATATAATCGGTGCCCTCCCCCGGGGCCCCTGCACCTAAATTTACTCGCGATTCATCCATGAGGGCGGTGCCTTCTAATAGTATGCGTGGACTTTAGCAGAGTTTTCCTCTTCCGCCCAGTCATCTGTAGGTAATTGCACAAAGTTGCCCTGACGGTACCGCATCAAGGCCTGCGTCATACTATCAACCAAGTCATCATGCTCCCCGTTTGGGAACGCCGCAACCTCTTCAATCAGCTCATCCGCAAACGTCTCGTCGGGGACCCAAACAAATCCAGCCTCAAACAATGGCGACACACTATGAACCCGCGTCAGCTTGTCATTGCCACGCGACGGGGTGAAATTCACAACCGGAATGCCCATGCTCCGCAACTCTTGCGTCAAAGGCATACCAGACGCCTTCGCTTCGACAAT